AACTTTTCTAACCCACCCCCGACTAGTTCTGTTGTTACTATACCTCTGGCTAGGGCGTTGTTAAGCTCCGCCGCAGTTACGTCCCGCCCTTGTAACTCTGCGGATATAGTCGCGCCTATCATGTTTTGTGCAGCTTGCGGAAGAGGTTTAAGCTCCATAGCAGGTTTAACGCTAGACCCCGCAGGTGGAGGGTACTGTATTACGTTCCCGTCTGTCCCTATCACGTCCCCGTTTGCGTTTGTCTTGGGTTGGTTAAACTTGCCGTTAAAACCGGTTTTCTCTGCTATAAACCCTAGTCCTGCACCTACCGCAGCAGTCAGCCCGCCGTTTATAAAAGCGTCAAGCGGGTCTTCCCCGTAGACAACCGCAGTTGTTGCACCAGCTACTCCTTGCCCTACTACTGTCCCTATAAAGTCCGTCGCTCCCTGCCCTATAGCGTCTCCTAACCCCGAACCACTAATAAATTCCCCAGTCACATCTCCGAAGTAGCTTCCAACGCCTTGGGTTAAGTATCCGGTTGCTACAGTTGTCAAAACGTCGCCGAAGTCCCCTCCGTTAATCGCTGTCTGTGCGCCGGATATGAGAGGGAGCATCCAAACGTTTCCCGTCGCTATAGCGGCTATCTTAGCTAACGATCCAAGTGGGTCGTCTGCCAATCCTTTGACGAAACCTTCGGTAAAGTCACCAACAGGTTTTATTACTTCTTCGTACGCCCACGAAACTGCGGGTTCCAGTATTTCTTCATTCGCCCACTCAACACCATCAACAACCCAATCAACGGGCTTGAGCAATACGTCTTCAAATAAATCTTGTTGGAACTCGTATACGTCTTCTATTGCCCCACCAAAGGCATCGCCTACGTCCTGAACAGCGTCATATACTCCACCTAATCCGAGAAACTCATCGAATACCTCTTCTTCAAAAGACTTAAACCCTCGGTAAATAAAACTGTCGTCTAACCCTGTCAACTCGCCGAGCTTCCCGCCACACATAACTACTCTCCCCCGCCGTAAGAGTACACAGTACCCAGCATAGAAAAGCCTAGTTTCTCTAAAGCCGCTCCAGTTCTTTCTGGGAGTATGTTTGTAGTAGTTCCTATAAGAATATCGCCGCACTTCATAGACTCACCAAAAGCGATAAACGGGGCTATCATTTTCTTGCCTACACCAGTGCTTCTGTGCCGCGGGGCGACATACCAAAATGCGTCAGATAGTATTAAGTAGTCGCTAAAGAATTGTTTCTCCACAACCCCGACGATGACTCCCACTATCCCCTCGTCGGCATTCTCAGCTACGTACACACAGGCTCGATCTTTAAGTACCGCCCGTACTAGAAACTCGCGCATCCTGTCTTCAACAAGGGGGAACTTTGAGTATTTGGGGGACTCTTGGTGAAACTGCCCTATGTGCCTATATATAGCAGCTACGTCGCTAACTTTTCCTGCACGTACAATAGTGCTCATTGGGCAGCCTCACGTAATTCCGCCAACCCATTCCTGTATTTATTCATTAACGCGCCGAGTTTGGGTATGTTTTCTGAGGGTATTTTTTCTTTAGTAGGGGATATTAGTACGGATGCTTGCGTAGAGTCCTTCCCCTTAGCTAACACGGCGTTACCCCCGAGACCTTGGATGATCTTGCCGGCCATATTCACTATCTTGCCTAGAGAGTTATAATTCCCAAACACAAAAAACGCCTCTGAAATATTTTTATCCAACATATAGTTGTTGTACTTCAGTAGGTTTATTATAAAGTTGTCCACGGTGTCCACGTTGTACACGCTCACCATAACTCGTCCGGCACCTTTCTTAGTCCCCATAACACCTAGGAAAGCGGTGTTGCCTATCTGCACGTAATCGGCGTTAGGGGCTTGCGCGGTTAACGCTACCTTCTGCATCGCGGGAGCCATATCTGCTGAGGATTTGTTGTTGGCTTCCCCAACTTTAGCAAAATACTCGGCCAGTAAGTTCGGCCCAGACAACAACTTCTCTTTGCTGTCGATTGGCTGTACTTTAGTTTGCAATTAACACCCCATCAAAAAATGCCGCTATGGATGCAGTTCCGGCGGACATTACTGCTCTAGCTTCTATGTCCGTTTTTTCCGGTAACGCTAGTGGGTATTGTAACGAGTTTATTAGATCCCCGCTCTGTAAATCGGCTATATACCTTGTGCGGAACGTGTTGGAGCCGAAGTCCCGAGTATTCAACTTAACAACAGCAGAATTAGCACCTATAGATACTGCGGCAGTGAACGTTAGCTGGTCTACGTATAGCGTATGTCCCGCAGGGACTGTGTACACCGCCATCTGCGTCTGGTTGCCCAAGCCGAGGTTAGCATATACGACCGTAGCTCCCACGTCCTGTATCGTTATAGTGCCCGCAGCCCCGCCGCCTGTACCTGAAGATGTTACAAACGCTCGGTTTATACGTAACCATGTACCTGATATGGCTACAGCCGATGTGCCATTGAGTGTCACTGAAACAGTTTTGTCTTTGTAGTCTGCATCAAGCCCCGATACCGTCACTGTCCTTGCACCCGTACCTGCACTTGTATCTGCTGCGTCACTACTAACTATGTAAGCGGTAAACGCAGCCGCAGGCCACGTTATGTTTCCCCCGTTTGCCCAGATAGTTTCTTCCGCCGATGAACCTACGTCTGGGTTCGCCCCAAACTTGTTTACAGTGCTGGCCCCGACAACTTGCCCCTTGGCCACTTGTAGTTCATAAGGTTCTTGTGCAGCCATAGCGTTTCTCAGTGCAGCATCTAGCTGGTTAAAATATATTCGTAGGAGGTTATTAAACCGGGAAAACGAGGTCTGATTATACTCCTTTGGGGGGACGGGTAACGCTGGGGCGCTGAACCGTCCTTGATTGCCTATAGGCATTACCCCCTCCTACCGCTGGGGCGCATATCAAACCTAGGAGACCCTAACTGCCATCTAGTCCCTGCGGTGCTGGACTCTAACTTTAGCGACATCTGCCTACCACGTACGCGCAAGTTAATTTGTCTAGTAAACGCTTCAACAGGGGCTGTAGCAGAACGTGTTGTCGTGCCAGACGATTTGCCGCTCTCTGATAGTGGATCGTTCCTACCTGATCCTGAGTCTTTCATACCGTATAGTGTCATATCTACAGACGGAGCTGCGGCGGTAGATCCTGTAAAGGTTACATCAGGCAACACACGATTGACTAGATTAAACCTATCATCATCACCCGCGGTAAAATCCGAAGAGGTTATATAGGCAGATATAGGCGTTATTACTCCGCCCTCTGCGTCGTCGTTACCTACCTCATGGTCAACCAAATTGTTGCTATAGGTGGCGGCTATCGCGTTGCGTCTAAGTCCTGAATCCGCCCACGCAGTACGCGCTAACGACCCGTAGTACCACACCTTCTCCGCGTAGTTGTACACGACGTATCGGTCTACGGTCGAACTACTTAATGAACAATAGAACCACCATACCTCGTAGAAGGCGTTAATCGTCCCGCTAAATATCTGCTCCGTTTGGTCTTGGTTTAGGTCGTCAAAAACATATCGCTCTACTGAACAAGGTAGAGGTTCCACAGTACCGTTATAGGAGTAGAATTCATCCCGACCCATCCAATAGACCGCCCCGTTAGCCCCAGCGACTGCGGCGTTGTACCCAATTATAGAGGTGTTGCTATCGAGAAGCTGCGAACTCCATACGATAGGCGCTCCTTGGTACTGTAGCGTGTACAGCGCAATATCTGTCCACACCAATAATTCTTGACGAGATTGCAAGGCGGTTACTATCTCTGAACCCCTACCTAAACGGAGAGAACCTGCTTGGTTCGTCGCTGCCGGAGTCCAGTTTAGAAAATCCTCTTGGTCTGACCACCTAATAAACATCGGGTCTATAGCTATATCGCCTTGAACGTTAGCCCCGAAACAAAAGACGAACCGGTTATCCGACACTAAGATTCTATTTTGCACTGTAGGTACAGATTCGGCACCGACGACATCCGCCACTAAGACTCCACGCTGCTCAAGAGGTAGGGTCACGCTAGCGTCCCACCAATATATTCCTCCCCCTCTAGGGCCAAAAAGTAGGTCTTCCCCAAAGTTGGATTGGCTCCACAGACGTAATTCTACGGTACTAGTTAGACCAACACCCCAACCCCCAAGACCCCACGGCCCCGCACCCCAACCACTTTGAGCTACAGCCGATTCAGTGCCAATATTTATTTGATACGCCCCAACAGTACTAGCCCCGCCAGTACCTGTATCGCTAGAGTTAGCTGTAACGCTTAACTGTATTGTGTAGCTGTTAACGCTTAGCACTTCCAAGACCGCGTATTCAACATTTAAGACAGCGGCTGTTACATTACCTCCAAGTCCAGTAGCTCCTGAAAACGTCACGTAACTGCCTTGCGTAGTCCCGTGGTTAGTATCATTCACAGTCAATACAGACGACCCATTAGTCGCACTAAAAGTTACATCCCCTGCGGCGGTCGTATGCCGTACGGGGGTAATGTCGTAGTACACACCACCGCTAGCCACATAGAACTTTATGTTGGTGCCTGTGCCTATGTATATGACGCTGTTTAGTGTGACCCACGGGAACAACGAACGGCACACCCCTAAAAAGCTGTTAGAGGAAATCCGCTGCCAACCACCAATTTTTTCTGGGTATCCACTACGAAACCGTACCTTATCGGAGTCGTACCAGCCTAGGTTATTGGTTGTTGAAGTTACCTCCCTATTTATTCCGGGGGTAAATTGTAGTTTCTTTAGTGGCATGAATTAGTAACTCCAGATAACGGGAGTCTCCGTACGTATGTCTACGTGGATGAATGTTTTAGCCACCCCGATACCGCTAAAACCTAGTTCGAGAGCCTTCTGTACTATAACAAATCGTTGGTTGCCGTTGGCGACTGCAATATCCGCAGCAATACCTTTCGTATGCGTACCCCCACCACTTGCCTTGTTGCGCTCAGCACTGTGCTCGGGGCTTCGATACCCGCTGTTAATGACAAAGGGAAACCCACACGCCTCCCGTAAATCGTCTAGAGCGCGGACAAAATCTTCTTGTATTCGGTTCTCCCCTGTTTCTTTACAGGTAAACTCTTCAGTTTTGAAATATTTATACTGGGTCATTAGGAGATAATTCCTCTTGATATAACGCCTTCAGGTGTGCTGCCCTGAAATGGTTCTCGTTGTGAAGATATTTGAAATGTAAAATTTGCACAATATTCCGGAGTACCCAAACCATCATTTGCGGCGTTTCTTAATTCGTATGTATAAAACGCATCCTCAACGCTGTCGGTTGTTTGAATAGCTGCGAAAGCAACGTCGAGCGCCCCGGTTACCCCCGCTATTGATGTCAACTGTGTAACAACACTAGCATTTGCGCCAACCGATACTGTTTCAACATCGCCCCCGTTATCATCATCTTTTAGACTGATTGCAACTGTCTTGCTGTTTTTATGGTTTGGGTTGTAAACGTTAAAATCATAGGTATTGCCGTAACTCAAGTCTGTATACGCTGACTGTAAAAAACCATCGGTGTATAAAGCATAAATTAACATTTCGTAGTTGTGCGCTGTGTCGCTGGTTACAGTTATTGACGCTGAACTGCTTGCGCCTGAGTTAGTTAGATCAAAAACAACTGCCCTGTTTGCATTTCTTGGCTTTGTTTCGTTTGACGCTCTAACAAAGGGGAAAGTCGCAACAACTGGAACATCTGAAACGCCATCATTAAATGTAATATCAGTTATGCTTTTTGCGTTCGATGTAAGCGCCGCAACAATAATAACGGTTTTTGCTCCCGCTTCTATCGACAAGCCGGTTTTGGTGAATGTTGTAGAACCCAAAAAAGGATCATCCCCGCACTGGATAACCCCTGTATTTGTTGTTAAAACTGTCGGCTGCGCCATTTTTTATACCTACTGTATTGTTACAGTGAACTGTACTGGTGGATTCGGTAGGGCAGGGATACAGGTCTCAGTAGGCTCGCTCCGATTACCTGATGTGTCTTTCGTGATTAACGAAAAACAAGCGCCCTCCCTTGGTAGTGTGTAGTCTAAAGCCTCGTACTCACTAACATCCTTTGATATTTCAGCGAACAACCCGCCACCAATTAACTCGTAGCCAGCAATTTCACCCGCTGGTAGGGGAGTTCCGTCAATCCTCGTCGTTGGAGGGGTGTACGTAAAAACTAGTTTTGTATTTGTTTCGGCGCTCAAGCTCGGCGAGGACAGAGCTATGGTAAGCCCTACGCATACCAAGCTCGCGGTTATTTTTGATCTCATCAATTTGCTCCGCTATTGATTTATTACGCCTAGCAATTATAACTGATTCGTCACGCTTAGGCATTGGGGGTGTTTCGGATTAGTTTTGCCATACCTTCAAGATTGCCGACACGTTCTGAGAGCTTAATTAGCTCCGTGTTGGCCTCTTTGTGGTTGTACTCGCACTCATCTAACTTCTCTTCAGCGCGTTTGATCCTAGCCTGTACGGTGTCGTGATTGTTCTTCCAGAGCATGACCATACCTCCTGAAAGAGCGACAACTATGGCTGTCGCCATGCCAACTACTTCTGTCAGATCCATTAGTCTTCCTTATTCTTCGCGTTACGGAAGTTTTGTCCAACGAAGTTAATCAGCATTCGGACGCCGGGGATAGCTTTTTGTACCTTTACAGGCACATACGCTGCTAATGCTGCGCCACCGCCCATTGTAGACAATACGCCCATAATTAGGTCAACGTAGTCCCAGCGGTGCAATGTGCCGGTTTCTTCTAAACTTTGGCCCAGAGCTAGAGCTGGGATACACGCTGCGATAAGAATTAAATATTTCATAAGTACTGCCTCTTGGTTGGTTAAGATATGCTTGTTCCGGTTAATGTAAAAACTGTTGCCTCGGATGTGTCATCTACCACTACTATCTCCGCTACAGACCCACGACCAACAACAAAAGTATTCCCGGCGGTGATAACGGTAGGCCCGCTGCCATCTTCTTTAATCCATATAACAGACGCAAAGGTAGGCACGGTAAAAGTAAACGCTCGTGGGCCGGTGTTTGCGTTAGTGATTTGCCAAGTGTCTCCCAGCAAACAGAAAGCTGTCCCGAGGAAACTTCCCGACGTAGGCTGTACCAGCGGGAGAGCCACCGCAGATGCCCCCGCAGGGGTACCCTTAAAGACCACCCGTTTGCCTCGATAGCTAGCCATATCCGCGGCTGTTATCGTGTTCGAGGCGGTTACTACAATAGTAGGGGAAGCCGTTAGGTTCGCGGGTTTTACACTCGCAGAAGGGCCAGCACTAGACACACCTTTTACGACTACTTCTCTTACGTTCATAGCTATGCTAGAAGTAGCGTCCGCTTGATTAACTTGTGTAAACGCTATTGCTTGGGTGTTATTGGTTATGCCAATGTTTACGTTACTGGACGTGCCGGAGAGGAGTAACCCTCCACCACTGATTTGTGCATTATAATCGTTTACTGTACTCCCAATAGCTTCTATGGAACCTCCATAAAGCCGTATCCCGCCGCTAGTGGAGCTGTTGCGGAGCATTCGGTTGAGAACTTCCTGCCCTAACGCGCACTCGTCCCCCGCCGTAGGGACGTTATTCCCAGAAAGGGGCCGAGCTAGTGTGATCGTAATGACGCCGCCCGATTCGCTCGCAGCACTGACAGGAGCGTTAGCCTTGTTAGCGTTACCCGTTTGCATCCAACACCAATCCGTTCCTTCGTTGCCCGCACCATTAGCGTTAAACGCTGTAATACCCTCAGCGGTCAAACCCGTATCAGTAGAGGATATTCGTATACTAGTAGATGTACTGCCCGATAACACTATCAGACCTTGCCCAACAGTGCCGCTTTCAAGTGCCGTGTTAAGTTCTATATCCCTGCCGTTAATGGCTAAAGGGGAAACTCCAACGTTTCTTTCCGATAAATCTACTCGACTGCCTGCACCCGTACCAGTAACAGCGATCTCAAACTCACCCCCCGCGCCAAACTGAACATAGTTATCCGTAGTACCCGCACCTTGAATAACAAGGTTAGAATTGGCGGGGCTTAGTATGGCGTCCCCCGTAGAGACAGTTAGGTCGTTGCCGCCAGTGGTGCTACCAACGGCCAATGTTTGCGCTAACGTCTCCCCGCCCGGAGCAGAGTTGGTTATTGTAAAGTTAGGGTACGTACCACTAGTGGTTATACCTGTGCCGCCTGTAAGAGAGACAGTCAGGTCAGGTTGGGAGTTGGTTATTGTAAAGCTGGGGTAGGTTCCGCCAATACCTATACCTGTACTAGCTGAAAGAATGACAGTCTGGTCAGGCGCAGTGTTAGCAAACACATTTCCCGCACTTAGTGATAACCCAGTCCCCGCGGTGTAAGTGGTACTAGAACTATCAACAGTAAAGTTGGGGTAAGTGCCAGTAACGGTTGTGCCCCCTGTGCCTGTAAGAGAGACAGTTCGATCAGGCGAGGAGTTGGTTATTGTAAAGTCGGGGTACGTACCACTGGTGGTTATACCTGTGCCGTCTGTAAGAGTGACAGTCTGGTCAGGCGCAGTGTTAGATATGACAAATGAGTTGACAGCTATACCACTTCCTGCGGTGTAGGCAGTACCCGCGGGAACATCCTCCCAATTAACTCCGGAGCCTGTAGATGTTAATACCTGACCGTCGGAGCCTTGTGCACTGTTAATCTTTAAGTTGTCGGTGTCTGTTGTAGCATTAACGGTTAGATTCCCGCTTAACGTCCCGCCCGCTTTAGGTAGTGCATTGTCCGCTTTAGTGCCTTGTGCAGCCGTAGCATACGCACTAGAAGCTGTGGTCGCTGATGACCCTAAACCCAAAGTAGTACGGGCTGCACCTGCATCTGCGTCATCGACTAGGCTCTTACCGAAAGAGCTAATTGTTGTGCTTGCAGGTAGAACTAACGTCTTAATGTTCGCGTCTACATCGGCTTCAGGTAGGGCATTATCCGCTTTAGTGCCTTGTGCAGCCGTAGCATACGCACTAGAAGCTGTGGTCGCTGATGACCCTAAACCCAAAGTACCACGAGCTACACCTGCATCTGCGTCCCCGACTAAATCCTTACCGAAAGAGCTAATTGTTGTACTTGCAGGTAGAACTAACGTCTTAATGTCCGCGTCTACATCGGCTTCAGGTAGGGCATTATCCGCTGTAGTTGTGGTAGTGGTCAGGACAGCATCCCTCGCAGCTACGTCTACACCGTCGAACGTGCTGTTCGTTGTAATAGGCCCAGTCATCGCTCCACCCGTTGTAGGTAGTGCATTATCTGCTTTAACGCCTTGTGCAGTCGTAGCCGCACTAGCGATGACATTTGTACCATCACAAGACACGAGCGCGGAAGTGCCCGCTGTTATAGCTTGCCCCGTACCGCCGGAAGTCTTTACAGTAATTGTCTGGTTAGTGTTGTTGCTGACTACATACGTCTTCGATTTGGTCGGGCAGATGATGTTTACCGCGCCGCCCGGAGTGCCTGTGAAGTTCAGTATTGCTGGACGCGACTGGTCGGTAGCTCCGTCGCTTGTACCCAATGTAACGTCGCTAGTACTTGTTAGCGCAATAGAAACGCGCCCAGCAATAGCCTGCTCTATCATAGAGGTTATTTGAGCGTTTACGGCGTCGCCCCAAGAACCTTCAAGTTCCCCTTGGACAGGGAGCGCGAGTCTAAGTAAATCTGTGTATGCTGTTGCCATTGTTCTACCTATTCAATTCGTATAATTGCACTGTCTACCGTGGCTTCTGGAAAGGTAACGGTGAAATTAGCTGCGTCACTCACCCTATCTATACCAAAGTCCAGAACTGCCACGGCTCTATTTGCGTTAGTGACATTGTATATTAAGGCTCCTCGCGCTGTTATGGACACTGTATCCCACACAACGTTAGCGAAATCAACAATAACTACCCCTTGGGAAGTCGTTGGGGTTGTCACTGTTAGGGGTTTTCCCCCCGCGTCGTACCCTGTACCCACCACTTCGTCGGCGGTTATGTACACCGTCGTGTCTGCATTTAACGTAGCATCGCTAGTGTATAGGGCTATATTCAGGGTGTCTGTGTCTAAGTCAACATCTCCCTTAACCATATCTAGCTTAAACGCTGTGCACGCGCCTTGTACGATAGCCATTAACCTGCCTCCTGTCTATAAAGCCCAGACCGATACGCGTCTTGTCGTAAGCGCCCGTCGGTTAAGTTTTTCAATAACTGCATAGCTTGGACAAAGGCTTTCTCGTAGGAAGCTACAACGTCGGGATCTTCTTGTAAGAATTTAGCAGCTTCTACTAACGACCCGTTAAACAGCGCAGGAGAGAAGTTGTCTCCCAACCAGCTTGTTGTAGTAGCAGTTTTGTCGCTCCCCGCAATAGACGGCGGGTAATGTCCATAGCTATGCTCTAATACAAACGCGGCATTAGGGGTAGGGCCGAACGCTAGTTGCGTCTCGCTGTAATAAGCGTAGTGTTTGGGTACGCCTGTCCCTGATACAGTTGGGTATGCCTCACTCAGGAAGTTAACGTCTTTGTTTAGTAAGAAAGACGTTTGTCCGTTGTTGACAATCGCTAGGCTGTAAGTGTACAAAAAATCAACAGGTAACGTATACGTTCTTTGATTTATCGTCAGTGGGCCAGTGTCTACTTTACGTAATGCAGGTATCTGTACGGTATTGAGTATAAGCGTCTCCGCTTGCTGCACAAACCGCTCTACTTGGTCAGCGTTAAAACTATTCTCTACTGTGTCTTCTATGGCTGTAACCAGCTCGGCATAATTCATTAGGTTATCTCTACTGTGGCTGTGCCCACCGCGACTGAAACGACTAGCCTGTTTGGTGTGTTTGGTACTAGACTCTCGTTTACACCCCCAACAGGATTGAACGCCCATTGTATCGTACGGGCGCTTCTATCTCCCCCTAAAACTAAACTTTGGTCGGGCCTAGGATTACGTAAAGATTGTGGGTCGTCAACAGGAAGCTCACCTAGGCGAAGTTGCGGGTGGCTAGGGTTCCAACAAGTAACACAAGCCTTTACCGAGGTAGTCCGCCCTCTAACAACGAGGTCACGTAACTCCTTCAGTTTGTAACGAAGTCCACAAACGTCGCAAAACGCAAACGCTCTATTCCCTGCGGCAAATCGCCTAGCCACGGTTAGGCTCTATTGGCGGCGGGGACAAACCGCGCTGAAGTCTTCACACGATCTTCCCCTGCTGCGAGAGCAAACTGTTCCTCATACACAGCTTTTAGCATCTCGATCCGAGGAGCTAGTTCAGGGACTTTCATGGATATAAAATAAGCTAACCCTGCTACTAAGCAAGGTAGGAATCGAAACGGCATGTCCGCTGTGTTGCTGCCGTCTCCCGCGTCTTGTATGCGCCGCATACGGTAATACTTAAACACGTACCCCGCTCTGTCCGGCAAAGGCCACACGTTTACACGGGGGTTGTCTCGTAAGCGTTCCACCCATACTTGGATAGGTCTACCCTGAGTTACTTTGTTCGGAATAGTCGAATACGTACTCACACTGATTCGGTTGATAGTAAGGTCTTGTTGGTTGGACGTGTTAGCGTCCGTGCGTATAACTTGTTCTAGTAGGTCGATAGTGTCGGCGGGTAACGAATACTGCCCTACCCCAACAGTTAGGGGAATTACCCCCTCGTCAATAGTCCATAGGTTTATCCCACGGTTCTGCCACTCTATAGTCATTAGATTCATGGAGCGTCGGGCGGTACGTAGATCATAACCTGAACGCATCTCACGGCCAGCGCGTTCCCACGCCTCTTCCGCGATCTCCGTAAAATCCATATCAAACGCTGTAGTATCTGAAGTTGCCATTATTTATTCCACCGTGTCTTTGCTTTCTTTTTGGCTCTTTCGGATAGTTCGCCGTAATGAAACAGTTTTACACTAGTTTTGCCGTGGGACTTGCCTGAATGAAGACTACCATCAGACATCTTATGGGTTCCCCCAACATGTAAATCACCGCTTCGAGTATAGTGTTTAACGCCTTTCATTTGTTACCTCTCTTGAGAGATGACACTCTGCGCGGTTTTCCCGCTGGTTGCCCTAAACTTTTCTTCTCTCTAACCTTCTTGCTCTTTTCCGTACTCGACATCTCACCAGAAGTTTTTGGCGTTTTAGCGGATACTCGTTTAGACGGACGGCAGTACGGTGTACCTCTACCGTCACCTTTCTTCCTACCACAAGCCTTCCCAGTGCTAACATCCTTCCAGTCTTCTTTAAACCAGCGTCGTAGACTAGCGCCTTTCTCGGTCTTAGCGACTTTACCTCCAGAGCTGTAATATCGACGCATTACTTAGCTGCCTTCTTACGGCATTTAGCGATAGCCCCAGAAGCGTACGCGGACGGGAACACTTTATAAGACGCCTTTACCTTCTTGTAACACGCGTCTTTTACTGGGCCACCTTCCTTCATCTTCTTTGTTTTGTGAGAACACGGGGCACATTTACTGACTTTGTAATAACGGCGCATGTCCCTACCTCATTTTGGCGTTACGAACACCCTGCGTAGCGCAACCGGCCCCACGAACAGACTGCTTATATTTCTTACCCTTGTTTACTTTCCCGCCGTCCATATACTTCTTAACGGAACCGCCCATCATATATTCTTGAGATTCTTTCTGTTTCATTTTCATAATATCACCTCAACATTTCCAACGTTTTCTAGCTTGGCGTAGCCTAGAGTTAGGGTCTTTAGCAGCTTTTGGAAACTGCTTCATTTGTCCTGCTGACCTAGCACAGTACGACTTTCGGCGTCCCGCTCGTTCGCCAGTAGGCTTGTCTTCTGTAACCGCTGTCTTCAACTTACTTCCGGGGTTGTTTTTGCGGTACTTAGCCACCCCTTTAGCTGTCATGCCGGCGCCAGACTTGGTAGGACGCTTGTCCCCACTCTTCTGGCTCATACCTTTCATGCCAGAGCCTTTTACTTTACCGCCTGAGGCGTAGTAACGGCGCATGACTAAAACCCACTGATCTTTCTGATACTGGCGGGTAGTGACGCGTACATACTAAACGGCCTACTTGCGGTTATAAGCACCTCGAACTCACCCGGCCCTTGAATAACAGCAACGTTAGTGTTGCCGTCCAATACAACCGCCGTACCTCCAACTGTGTAGGCCACAAAATTGACGCCGTCGAACACTTTTATTGCTGCGTTAGTACCTGCGTTTAGACTAGAGTACATGGCAACTTTGCCTGCACTAGAACCGTCGCGCACTAGAAAACGTAACGTCTTAGTTGCGGCGACACTGCCGTCTTGTTGATATATTAGTGACATGTTTTTTCCTCGTTTATGGGGCTGTATACTCTACGAAAGGACTAAAAAACTCGTAAGAGCCAGTAAGTGGGTTGCCTGTACCTGTACCTGTACCTGTAGCAGCGGCCACAAAAACCGTTCCTATGATAGTACCACTTACAGACACAACTCCGGTTCCGTCGCTTGGTGTGCCCGCTCGTATAGCTCTGAAAGCGTCGCCGACTGTGGGAGTGGGGTCAGATGCCCCTACAAAAGTAGCCCAATCAGTGTCTCCCACCTCTTTAACAGTGTACACACCGTTAAGTTCTATATCAGTAGCATTTTCATCTGGCCCGACAGTTTCTCCTCGGATAGCCAACCAATCTGTTTGAGTAGTAGTACCTACAACTGCTACGGCGTATTTTGTCCCCACCGACAGACTAGTCACAGCTACTTGTTGGTCTGGGGTCATATACTCCATGTTTTCGGCGTAATAAAAAGCTATTTTAACTTCGGGGTCTACCGCAGATGTGCCTGTGTAGCCCGCAGGTACGGGAATACTGACCTCAACCTCGTCAAAAGAACGGTAGTCGCTTTGTGCTAAGAAAGCTCGTTCGGTTAGTACAGTATTAGCCGTATTATCTGTCATGCTCGGGGGACTATTTGCGGCAAACTCATTGTTCGCTTTTATCCCCCAAAAATTATTGTAGATCGCCCTAGAATTCCCTGATAGGGTACCCTGTTTTAGATCAAGCGCGGCGCTGTTTGCGTATTCTGCGGTGTCCGCAAACACTACATAATCTACAGACACTTTCCGGCTTGTCGATATACCGTACTCCCATGAAACATAGAACCCTGCAAAACTTTTAGGTCGTATTTTATCTCTTAGGGGAAATCTTATTTGTGCGCCTACTGTTAGCGACCCCCCAGCGGCAATGTCCGTGTCGTCCAGAATAGGCACAACTTGTGACCATTCGTGGCGTATCCACATCTGGTCTCTAACTGAATCATTTGAACTGTCCCAAGGGTTGTAGTCTTGCCATGCAGTGCTGCTAAGTGCGTTTAACGTCGCTTGTTGCGTTGTGGTGGCATTCATAACAAGGTATGGAGCAGTGAAGTCCATTGAATTGTTCTTATTTAAAAATCCGTAATTACCAACCCCAAATAAGTTCCAAACCCTCTCTTGCAACCCCCCACCAATAGGCAATGTGGGGTACGGGAAAGTCGTGTCTTGAAAGTTGTGGGGCAACGCGATTTGGAAGTCACTGCCGTTCGTAAAAATACGCCCCATGTGTTTCCACTGAAACACTTCTGTGAGTCCACTAAGCTCTATAGTACGATCCTCAAACCCTTGGCGAGGAATAGCGTTATACATCTGTCCGACAGGGTATTGGTTAGTGTAGTCTAAAAGAGCATTTCGCAGTTTAAATGATTCTGTCGCCGTATTATCTGGAGGTGTGTCCGACTGAGAAGCCGTAAATGTGCCTAGACGAGCGGCGAGTGTAACCCCGCCCTCTCCTCCATCGGACACTGCGTTGTTAGTAACAACGTCACGCGTTACTGCTGACCTAGAGACAACATCTGCGGAAATACCCATACCATAGGTTACGGGTTGGCGGGAGCGTTGAGGGCCTGCGCGTATTGGATATACACTCGGAACGCTCCACTGCCCGTGTTAACAGCCTTGAGGGTGACTCGTAAATCTTCCGCTCCTGTGTTTTGCCAAAGCGCGATTCTGCCTACATTATTAGATGGTGTAGCGTTTTTCCAACCTAACGCTGGTAGCGTCATGCCGCCAACTAATGCCGAAGTAGTGACAACTCCAGCAGAGTCTACAGTGCCTATTTCTATACCTGTATTGGTGCCAGTATTCACTGCGCTACTTAGGGTAGTTATGCTTAGTATTGCGGAATATGCTGGGATTACTATATTGGTGTTTGTGTCTGCGACGATGTCCGCTTGGAGTACACTCCCCGTCGCTTGCGTCATATCCACGAAACCAACGTTTGCAACGTCTGAACCTACGGTTGTGCCTGTGGTGTTTTTGATCGTACCGGCTTTAATTGGGCCGGAAAAAGTTGTAGTACCCATGAGAATCTCCTGTCTGGGATAAGTCTACCCACGGGATTGCGGGTAGTCA